GCTTGACTTGACCAAGCTTGAACGCAGCAAAGAATATAATATCGCAATGTTCTTGTAAGAGATCGCTTGCTCTACGGTGTAACTTAATCACGTATCTGTCCCAAGAATCAACTCTTGGATCTTCAACCTTTTTAATTTCACTATGAGCAATCTGGAATATAATCATCCCACGATCACGACAAGCATCAAGAATGTCTAAGTATTGTCGCCAATATTCTAAGCACTCGATATAGCCCTTCCCAAATCCACGACTTTCAACGCTCTTGACATTTTCAACCTCACAATATTTTTCATGTATTAAGGTTTGTAACCAGTCAACGCTATCAACCACGAGTGTTTTGTACTCATGCTCACCATCTCTGACTTGTTTCATATTGTCCATGAACTCATCAAAAGTTTTTGCCACGGGAAAGTGGTCGCACTTAATCTTACCCATTCCATATTCGGTAGTAACAATAATAGGTTTCGGAAATTGCGAACCTAGTGTTGTCTTACCGACCGCAGGCCCACCATGCACCAGAATAACTGGTGGTCTCTGTTTGGCCTTTTTTAAGATACCCTTTAACGACATAATTAACTCTTATCTTTTTTAACCTCACCTGATTTAGTTGCAACCTTGACCACAGGTGGTAAGGCTTTCTCTAAGGCAGACGCACGTTCAGAAATAAAAGCATTAATTATTTCATTGGTTCTCACTTCTACAAGTGCTTCATTGTATTTAGCTTGTCTAGCATTTTGTAATTGCATAGCCATGCTAACTTCGTTTGCTAATGGACGAGTGTTGTCGTCCAAGTCGTTTGGAAAAACATCTCTAGCATCACCACTTTCGTTGGTTAGCGTAAAGAGTTTATTATTTTCTTCGCTCATTATTTCACCTCTTGGTTAAGTTTATATACATCGCATTTATCACGAGCAGGACAAAAGCGACACCAGTCCCCAGGATTAAACCTAGGATTCTCCTCATCACAAGCATCAGTAGCTGTTTTGAGTTCACCGTACCCCCACACGACCAAGTCTTGCGCTTGCACCGTCCACGAACGAACGGCACCAAGGTTATCCTTGGCACGAGGTTGCACGATTGTTAGTTCTAGTTCGGTCTCTTCATTGCCATAACGAGCAAGAGCGCCCAAACCATAAATTGATAGTTGTTTGTTGTGTTCAGCAGTAACTGGCCATTTACCAGATTTGAAATCAATGACTGCGATTTTATTATCGCCTAAGACAAGAGCATCAGCCGTACCCCAGCACTTGTCGCTGATCTCTTCCAGACTTACTTTTTCTTCTATTAACAATTTCCCATCCAAACGCTCTGTTGTCTCATTGACATAATCAACATAAGCTTTAGCACAATCAATCATATCTTGATTTATTTCAATTTCAAAATCTTCGATAACTTCGGTTCTATTCAACCAGTAAGTTTCTAACATAGCGTTTTCCATACGGTCTTTAAGTTGCATCTCAGAAATCTGGTGGAGTAATGTCCCTTCAGCAGCTGGTAGGCTCACCGTATATGGGACATCAGCCGACATACTCGGTGACGCTGGACAGTTGAACCATCGGTCCGCAGACGATGGACTATATAGTGCGTGCGCCATTAACAGAAATATATGATTCCTCTTCTATTCTTTTTATATCGTCAAGGTCATACAACACCTTGCCGTTAATTTTGAAATAGTTAGGTCCCTGACCTCTATACCTTCTGTTGTCGATTGTTTTTCTTGTCACACCCCAACGTTTGGCTAAACCAGCCGTGTCGATGGTGTTGTTGATATCAAAGTTTTTGTTGTGCATTTGATTCCCTTTTTAATAATTATTACACTATAATATACATAAATTACTAATAATGGTAGTTTTTTATAAAAAAAGGGAATGATATGAGTATTGATAAGATTAAACCAGAAGATTATATGTCCGATGCCGAATGGGACAAACAGATTGATAGTCTGGCATCTAACCAACAGGTCGGTGGCGATCACTACAAAGACCTGGCAATCTCACCAGTCGATTATATTTATGCTAACAGTCTAAGTTGGAGTATTGGTAACGTTATTAAGTTGGTCACAAGGAAGAAGTTTGATCCTGTTGAAGATTTGCTTAAAGCCAAACATTACATAGATTTAGAGTTAGAAAAAGTCTATTCATGCGATTCTAATGGTAAACCATTGGGAAAAGCAAAGAAAAATTAATATGGTAGAAAACGGTTTATTTAGTTTTGATGATCCGATATTCAACGAAAGGAACGGTAAGAAGGCTCTGTATATAGATAGGGACCTTCTTAACGATTTAAAGGTGTTTGCTCAAGCAAATAGTAAGTGCCATCAAAATATTGCTGAATACGCATTAAAACTATTAATACATTCAAATAACCAAAAAGTGCAGTTAGACGTAGATTCTTTATAACTTAAGATCTCTAACCACTTGGGCTGAAGAAACTAAAGTTTCTAAGGTCTGTATCTCGCTGATAAACTCCACCTTCTTTTGATAAGTCTTACCAACGTTCTTGTTGGGGACAAAGACCACTTTATCTATAAACAAACACACGAACGCAAAGATATCAACTTCATCTTCATCGTACACACGATACTCATTGTCTTTGTTGGATATTTTTTTTCTTATATCCCAACGCAACCAATCGTTGTTGTTTTTAATAAAAGGTGAGTTGGTAGTTTTGACTTGGATCTTATAATTACAACCGTCTTTGACAGCTAAGAAATCAAAGCGAGAAGATTCGGAAGCGGTAAAGACATCATCAAAGTAACGACACAGATACGAAGCCGTGAGGTGTTCACCTGCACGGCCTATCTGCTGTTGGTTCATTATTTTTGATTAAGCAAATCTAATAGGTTTACTTGTTCACCTAACGGAACACCTAATGCTTGAGAGGTTATTGGTGATATTCCTCTTAAAGTTTGTCCACCTAAATTTAAACCTTCTCTTAAAAGAGCAGTACCAGCAGGGCTTCTTAACAATCCACCATATCCAGCCACACCAGCAGCAAATAATGGATCTATTTGCGCTCCAGCACCAACGGCAAGATAAGGAAGCAATCTTTCTGCTGTTCCAGAACTGCCTAATTCTTTTTGTACTGTTTCTTTTCCAGACCTTAAAACATCTTGTAATTTAGCTTCACCAGCAGCTAATCTTTTTTTACCTCTTGTTTTATCAGATTTTTTTATTTCTGTTTTTAATTTTTGGGGTGTAAACAATTCTTCACCTTCTACAGAGCTTCCTATAATTCTTGTTTTTGCATAAGCATCTTTAGCTTTAACATAATCTGGCGTTTCATCTAAAATGTTGTCAAAAATATCTTTGGTTTGTTTTAAGACTATTGCAATTTCTCTTTGGTCTGGGTCGGCTGATGTTAGGCCTTTGAAAACTCTATTTGATAATGACTTATCAAAATCATGTAATGTTTTTGGTGTTACGCTTTTTAATTTTGTAAATTTTTCTACTCTTGCATAGGCTTTAAGTTTTTCACCTTCTGTTAAATCAGATTGTTTTATAACGTCTTTTATTTGTTTTTGAACAGAGCGCACATTTGTTTTTGGTTTTAATTTTAATTTTGCAGCTGACTTTTTATAAAAATCATTTACAGAATCGTCTAAAAGTTTATAGCTTTCAACTAAGCTTAAATTTTTAAATTTATTTTTATCTAAATTAACAATGTCAGCAACCTCACCCAACACGACTTTATTAAATCCTGTGATTCCTCTTTCTAAGCCAACCCTAGTTCCAACTCCTGGTAAACTCTCTAAAACCTCTTCACCCAATTTTAAACCTTTACCAATAAGGGTTTCACTAGCTCCCATTGCTTGTCCTGGTGTTAAATTTGCTCCTTGTTGTATAAGCCCTCTGCCTTCTTGTGTTACAACTGGTCCTATAAGGCGGGTTGCAGCCGTTATTGGTGTTGCTATACCAGCTGATATTGCTGCACCAGGCGCTCTTTCAAGAGCAGACCCCTCTGATGCTCCAAAACCATAAAGACCAGCTAATCCTGCTTGAGTTTTAATTGGTGCTTTTGACAATGTATTAAT